TGCTCAAATATCTTACCAAAAAACGAAACTGGACAAAAAAACAACTGTTCAAGTGATTGGTTGTTCTTTTACAGAAGTTGGAGGAGCTATGGAGCAAGGGGCTAAAATGAGCGAAATTACATTGCCGTGGTTGGCTATGGATATTGTTACACTTTAATAAAAAAATAAATTACAAAACAGGCTTTCTGCAAAAGAAGCCGAAAGCCTGTTTTTTTTCAAACACACACAAATGGAAAAGAAATTCAACACACTACAAGAAATTTTCGAGGATGAGCAATTCAAAAAAGAATTAGAGACTCAAATCATAAGATTTAAATCTATTCGTAAATATAAACGCTACAAACGTACTGCTTACGACACTTTAATAGATTGCGGAAATTTCACTGCAAAATACATGATTGAAGAGTTTCCGGCTATCGTTCTCAAAAAAAGTTCATTAACATCATCGGTTCGTCAATTAATAGAAAATATAATGAACGAATCAATCAGACTTACTTATCAATATTACGGTATTACTAAAATATAACAAAAAACACACATGAAAAAAGATGTAAAAGCCGAATTGGCAGAAAAAGAACAAGCTGAAAAAAAAGCTATTCAAGAATTGGAGAGTCAACTGAATGAAAAGTTTGGTAAAAAATATCAAGAGTGGAAAAATCAATACTCCCCTCGTAAGTTGAATGTTATCAAAGTAGAAGATAAAATAGCATTGCTTCGCCCAATTGGTGCAGCTGAAGTGTCAACGTTCAGTATGATGACCGTAAATCCTGAAATGGGATTAGACAAAGCATCGGAATTCTTACTAAATGAATTGTGGCTTGATGGAGATAACGAAATCATTAATGATGAAGAGTATTTCATCTCTGCTATGTTACAGCTTCAAAATGTAGTAGAGCTAAAAAAAAGTTCTTTTTACAAAGTTTAGCAAGCGGTCAGGATCTTAAAAACGACATAGAGGTCAACACCGTGTTTGGTCTCATGTGGTTCGGTTCTGAAGCTCTTAAATGGGAAGAGGAGTTATTTTATTATCGGACAGGAATAGCCTTAAAATTGTGGGAAAAGGGAGTTGGTAAATCGCTCTAAAATATAAGAGATGAATATAGTTGAATTTGCACTAAAATTTAAAGATTTGGCGAGTAGCGAACTTGGTAAGTTCGGTAACTCGGCACGCTCAACATTTAATAATGCAAGTAAATATGCCAACGATTTAACCAATAAAAATAAAAATTTAGGGAAAAGCTACGACGAACTTTCGGGTAAGATAAAAGGTGCAAAAGACGAATTGTCTAACTTTAACAAGCAATCCTCAGGTGGAGGAATGTTATCTTCTATTGTCAAAGGAAATCTTATATCACAAGGAATGATGAAAGCAGGTTCAATGGCAGCAGGTTTTTTTGCTGACTCGATGAGTAAATCATTGGAACGCCAACAAATTCTTACCTCATTTTCTGTATTAGCTGGTAGCAAAGGAGCTGGAGACTCTTTAGCACAAGATTTGATAAAATATCAAAAGGAAACCATACTCGGACCCGAAGTTTTTAAAAATGCTCAAACCATGATGGGTTTCGGATTTAAAAGCACAGAGGTAATGGATAACCTTAAAATGCTTGGAGATGTAAGCATGGGAGATGCAGATAAACTTGGAAGTTTAACACTTGCATTTTCTCAAATTCGTGCAGCAGGTAAACTGCAAGGACAAGATTTATTACAACTAGTAAATGCAGGGTTTAATCCATTAGAGCAGATAAGTAAGAGAACAGGAAAAAGCATAGGAGAGCTGAAGGATGAGATGGCATCCGGTAATATTTCTTTTTCTCAAGTTCAGCAAGCTTTTAAAGACGCTACAAGCGAAGGTGGTAAATTCAACAATATGCTTAGTACTATTGCTCAAACACCTGCAGGTAAAATGCAAGCATTATCTGGTGCATGGAATGAGTTTAAAATAAATGCAGGTTCTGCCTTTATGCCGCTGATAAGCACCGTTATAGATTTGGCAAGTAAATTACTTCCAATTATTGAAAGTGTTTTATCTCCGCTGTCTAAAGCAGTTGAAAAATCTGTTGGATTTGTGAAAGAGTATAAAGAAATATTTCTTATTGCACTTGGACCAATAACAGCTTATATGGTGGTTGTAAAAACTGTTACATTAATAACAAAAATATGGACTGGAGCACAATGGTTATTAAATATTGCGATGAATGCAAATCCGATTGGATTGATAATTCTTGCAATATCTGCATTGGTAGCATTGGTTGTCGTGATAGTTAAGAAATATAATGATTGGGGAGCTGCGTTTACGCTTGTCATTGGACCATTGGGCATAATGATAAATATGTTCATGGCATTCAAAAATAATTGGGATTCAATTGTAAATGCATTCAAAACAGATGGTATAATTGGCGGACTCAAGAGAATTGGAGTTGTGTTATTGGACACACTATTATATCCTATGCAGCAGTTATTAGAGCTTGTAGCTAAAATTCCCGGTTTAGGTTACTTGGCTGCTGGTGGAGCTAAACGAATTGCTGATGTCAGGTCACGATTAAATCTTGTTACTCCTGTAAAAACAGCAGCCGACAAAACGCTGACAGATACTACAAATACAGACTTATTAGCACAGACGGCAAATAATACTGCTGCCAATGCAGAAGCCTCAAAAAGTACCGAAAAGTCACTTTCGAGTGGTGGTCAAAAAGTTGTCAATATAACGATTGGAAAGTTTTTAGATGATATTAATATAAACACAAATACACTAAGCGAGGGAGTTTCAGACATTGAAGGTAAAATACTTGAAATGTTTGCTCGTGTGGTAAGTCAAGGAGTACCTGCTATATGAACCATATAAGTACAGATTTAATAAACCTATACCAAAGGTATTTTCAAAAACCGTACAAAATAGGTGACGAGTTTGTGAAAATGTCGGAAGGATATGTGAAAGATGATTTTACGTCTCAGTCTATACAGATAAAAGAAAAAATAAACGGTGTAGAAGTTTTTCTTCCCGTTGAATTTACCAATAAAAGTGGAAATAATAGTTTAAAAGTACCTTGTGCAACCATTCGGGTAACAACAAAAAATACAATTATTCGCACTGAATTGTCGGAGAGAAGAGGAAGCGTAAAAGAACAGTATAATTGCGGAGACTATATTTTTACCATAAAAGGTGTGTTGATTTCTTCCGACAGAGGATTTCCGTACGAGGAGATTGCAAAGCTAAGAGATATGGCATCAAATGAATCTTCCATATATCTTAAAAATGCTTTTGCGGAATTATTTCTTCCGGGAGAAAACAAAATTGCGATTGAAAGTTTGGAGTTTCCGGAACAGGAAGGAAAGCACATTCGTTTTAGACCATTCGTGATGGTCTGCGAAACAGATTTTATAGACACCTTAACATTGAAGTAATATGTATTTAATGACAAGTAAAATAACGATAGGCACTTACACTAATATTAAACCTAGCTCGGTAAAATGGAAGTGTAGCGTATCTAATTTCGTCGATACTTGTAGTATTGAATTGCCTTTGAAAACATACATACGAAACAATAATACGGTTATTGACGAATATACGGAAGGAAGCACAGAAAAAAAAGCAGCTGATTTAACAAAAAAAGGAACTACGATTTTTTCAGAAGGAGACGCAGTAGAAGTTCAGCTAGGATATAACGGAAACAATACAACTCGTTTTGTTGGATTTGTTAAACGGATAAACTACGCCAAGCCTCTTACATTAGAATGTGAAGGTTATAGTTATCTGCTGAAAGATAATGTTTTCACAAAAAGTTATACAAGCACTACAGTCAAAGATATTTTGAAAGATTTAGTGCGTGATACGAAGATAAAGTTGTCGGATGCTATTCCCGAAATAGCACTTAAAAATGTTGTTTTTAAAAATTTTCCTGCACAAAAAGTGTTGGAGTGGATGACTAAGGAGCTTTTACTATCTGTGTATTTTGACTTCGATACATTATATGTTGGATCATCAAAATATGGTTTAAAGAAACCAATTGTAAAACTACAAATCGGATGGAATACAGCCAACGACGGTGATTTGAAAAAAGACATAAAAGGGTCTGACATACAAATCAATGTGGTAGAAAAAAGCAGTGAAGGAAGCGTAAAAAGAACAAAATCGGATCTAAAAAAATATAGTACCACAAAAGACGTAAAAATAAGAGCAGGAATGCCTGCTGCTATTGTAAAAGAAATTACAAATGAACTTCAAAAAATAGAAAATTTTGGAGGATACAAAGGAGATATTGATTGTTTTTTAGAACCACATATCGAAAAGTCTTATGTGGCTGAAATAATAGATAAAAATTACCCGGATAGGGAAGGTAGTTATTTTGTAGAAGAACTCGAAGGTTCTTTTTCAAAATCGGGCGGTCGACAAAAAATAAAATTACGTTACTATGGAAAAGTTGACTGAAAATGAAGTACGTCTGTTACTTGCTCGTTTTATTGGAGTTAATAAACCAACATTGCTTGGAAAAGTTAAAGAAGTAGATAAAACAGACAATACCTGCACCGTAACGGATGAAAATATAGATATACCGGGTGTCAGACTTAGTTCTGTAACAGGAACAAATAAAGGTATTGTTATGTATCCTAAAGTTGGATCATTTATTCTATGCGTAAAAGTAGAAGATACAGAAGAATATAGCATGTTATCGGCAAGCGAGTACGAAAGCATTGAGATTAAAATAGATAGTTTGGTGGTAAATGGTGGTGATTTCGGCGGAATGGTCATTTCTCAAAAAATAGTTGATGAAATGGAAAAACAAATAAATCGAATTAATGATATAGTTACATCGCTTAACTCTCTTGCAACAGCAATGACAGCAACAGCACAAGCACCTGTTTTAGGTGCTGCTCTCGGAACGGCTATAACATCAGCAATTGGAGGTGTAATTAATCCTCTTATAGTTCCTAAGCCAACTACCTTTGAAAATGATAAGATTAAACACTGATTAATTAGTATTTAAATGAGTAAAAATAAAGGCATATTACTAAACAATGATTTTGATTTAGATATTTCCGTAAAAAGAGATTTATCCGGATTAATAATATCTGGTATGCAAATAGGTAATGTTACTTATCAAAATCAAAAGTTAATAATCTTATCATCAAAAGGAGAATTTAAAGATGAACCAATTATTGGTGTCGGTTCTCAACTTTTTCTTGAGAGTGATAGAAAAGAAGATTTTGCAAGAGAAATAAAAAGTCAGTTAACAAAAGATGGTCAGAGAATAAAAAGCATATCATTAAATTCTGATAAAATTAATATAGATGCAGAGTATGATAGTTAAAGAAAAACAATCAATTTTTGATATAGCATTAATCGGATGCGGTTCTGCAGAATCAGCATTTGCTCTTGCTCTTGCAAACGACATTTCCATTACTGACGATTTAACAGCAGGAGAAGATTTGCAGCTTACAGATGTTGTAAACAAAAGCATCGTTGATTATTACACACAAAAAGGAATAGTGCCTGCAACGGCACTAACAGCAGAAAATATAACCGATACAATACAGGGAGAAGGAATTGAATTTTGGGCGATTGAATATGACTTTATAATTAGCTAAGATGGCAAGAACGGTAGATACAATAAAAAAAGAAATGACAGATAATTTTATCACAAACGAAACTGTGATAGCATTATATGGCATTGACTCGTCAAAAACATTTGCGGAACAATTTTCAAAGGTAAGCCTTGAAAGCATTATATTTTACAT